TTATCTTTTGTCAACTATAAACTCTAGGAAAAATTCCTTCATGAGCCCAAAATTTAAGTAAATGTGATCCTGAATATATTGCTCTATATCATCCTCATTTACCTCTCCAGCTGCAATCTTTTTTGAGAATTTATATAGTTCATCTTTTCCAACCTCTCCTTTTTTAAAGGATAACTCGTAAAAATTAGAATTCAAAAACATACTCATGGTTTTTAATGCTGTTCTTTTATTACCATTATTAAAAGCTTGATATCTTGCTATTTTTTGCCAAATATGTGAAGCCTTCTTCGTAATTGTAGGATATTGGTCGACTTCGTAAACAACTGAATCCTCAATATTAACTAAAAGGTTTTCAATTATTCCTCTATCTTTTAGTCCTGGTAAACCATATATTCCTTCTTCTTCGAACATTTTCTGAGCTTCTTCGTTCCATCTGCAAATCAATTCAACGGTGGGGAAAAAATATTTGATATTATAAAATAAAAATCTTAATGTCTCGTTTTCTATTTTTAAAGTTGCTTCTACGTGGTTTCCTTGCCCTCTTGATATTCTAAAAGTTACAACGTCTCCTTTAGAATGAGTCACTACACCTATCTTAGATAAAGTTCTAAGTAAAATTTTTAAAAACTGATCTAATTGTGGCTTGGCATATTTTAAGTCTTTGTCTAGCGAACAAACCAGAACACCATCATACTTAACATCATCGTATTCCATTCTTTCCATAATCATCACCTATGATAAACTTTACCATAAATACCCATTATCGAATTCTTCTAATGCATTATTTTTCATATAGTTAAATTTGCTCCTAGAACATTGCCATAACTGGCAACATTCATTTACTGAATAGCGCTTATTAATAATATATTCGCTAAGGATAAAGTTGTAACGTGGATCCTCAACAGCCTTTAGAGCGTCCTCAACCTGTTTAATCTGGCAAGCTAGGTCAACATGATTGACCATACTCTTTTCGGTGCCATTACCGTATGAATGACCAGGCATACCGCTTAATACTGGGCTGGATACCTGGCTAAATGCTTTAATATCACGTTTTAACTGTGCGTATCGTTTTAATATACTTTTGATATGTTTTATTTCTTGTTTCATAGGAATCACCTTTCATGTGACCCCAGATATATGTAAGGAGGGCGGGCATTTCAGCCCGCCAAAAAATTAATGAATAAGCACAATTTAATTTAGCTGTTTTAAACCTTTGATCTAATCGAGTAAAAGATAATAATATTAACGTTTGCCTTAAAACCTAAATTACAGCCTACAATCACATTAATCAAAGTCATAACCTCGTACGCTGATTACACCTTGAACCGGCTCAAACTTAGTAATTTTTTGACGTCCATTGGACATTACAGTCTTTTATTTTGTTAAGGTAGAGTTTCAATCTCTACACCTATATTATAACGCGAACAAGTGTTCGATACAAGCGTAGAAAGGCTTATATATCAACTAATTAAGCCCCTCAACTGTTGAATCATTGACACAACTTGATATGGTGTTTGCTGCATATCTATAACTCTGTTTTGATACCAGAATTGCGTCAATAAAGACACTGCAAAGTCATATTGCGTATACTGCGTTAAGTCTGTGTCTGAATCTACTGCCTCCTGTACATAAGCCTTTGCGTTATCAATATACTGTTGAATCATAACATCATCGGCTGTCACGTCTATTCTAAGACTATTTTTTATATCTTCTGGTGTTACTGCCATATAATCACTTCCTTAAATATTAAAATTTTTATTCCAATTCAAAAGTAAGGTTATCAAACTAACCTCTATATGTATGGGAGTGGCTAACCGGCCACTCTCTGTTGATTGATCTTAGGTGTTTATTTTTTAACTTAGGCTGCTGTACCAAGTGCAATGATTACAGCTGCGTCTTTAGAAATGATTTCATAGTCGTTTCTAACAATGACAGACAAGCCTTGGCTGAATTGGTCGAATTTATCCCACTGTGCAGTTACTTGATTGCGGCGGAATACTGCAATAGCTTGTGATAAGTCACCAACGATAACTGGGAATGTACCGTCTGCATTGTCTGGCAATACTTTGTTGCTAATCAAGACAACTGGAGCACCTAACAAAGTGAAGCCGCTTGGTGCTGTTGGGTTTGGTTGTAATAAGTAACGTCCCTCGCTGTCTTTTAAGGTGTCAAGGTAGTTAAATGCTGACTGGTTTACAAACCACATCTTGCCTAATGCTGGATCAAGTGTGACGTTAAAGACTTTCTTCAAATCATCAATACCTGTAGCAGTCGTATGTGTAAAGTTGTCATTGCTGCCAGTTTTACCAGTCAGTAAACTCATGATCTGGCCGTTATCAGTGTTATCAACGAGCTGTTGTAATTGTGCTTTGACTTCACTGACAATGTCGACTTCTGAATCCTCTACAACTTCATTAGAAAGCGCAATTTTGCCAGCACGTGTCTTAGCGTCAAACGGTACATCTATGAACATATTGCCATTCACGTCTGCAATGTCTGCCAGCTCTTCTTTAGTAGCTAAAACAGCAGTTTGTTCAACTGTTGAAATAGGATAAGTACCTGTACCAGATGAAACCTGCTTAACAGTCGCATATTGTGCTAGATTGTACTTTGACTGTTTTAACTGGAATACTGGTGTAATAATTTCCTTTGGAATAACTGCAGCTGCTCCATCTGTTGTAATACCATCACGTAATTCACCATGTGAACGAATATAATCTTCAAATGAACGTGTTTCTGTCTTTGTTCCTGTCTGCTTTTCTGGATCAATAATAGTTTGTTTTGTCATGTTATCATCTTCCTTTTTTTTATTGATAAATTTCTCATAGCTACGTGTATCTACTTGAACATTGGTATCGTCATATGCTGGTACAGCGACAACGGACACATCAAACAAGCTCTTAACTGCGTTAATCGTTCGTGTAACATTGCCATCATCATCTTTAGTCCAGGTATCAGAACCATCATTCACTTCAAAACCAAAACTGCATGAATCAATATTGCCAGCAGTAACCTGTTCATACACATCGTTGGCGTAACTTGTATTTGGCAAGGTGGCCTCAAAGTGTAATCCTTTTTCATCTGGCTCTAGTTTCAAAGTACCAGCTTTAACACTAGCTAAAACTTGACTGTAGTCGTGGTTATTCAGCATTAACACGTCTGATAAATCTACATTATCTAACGCTTGTTGTGTTACAACCTCGGTAAATCCGCCTAAGTCCTTTGACGGTGAATTCCATACGATTGCATAACCAGATAAAGTCTTAGGCTGGTCTTGATTTTGTGGATCCTGTGGAGTGGCCGAATTGTCGGGTGCCTCCGTTTGTGCTGGTTGAGTTTCAGGTGTTTCAGCTTGTGGCTGGTCTGCTCTCAATTCAGCATTAATTGTTAATCGTCTGTCCTGTTTCACTGTTTTCAGCTCCATTCTTATCTAAATTCAAAAATACATTGCCATCATCAGTAGGGGGTAATCCGATTTTGGCTCGTGCTTCATTTCTCATAGCAATACCGCCAGTAAAGCTCCCAACTGCTAACGCTTGCTGGTCTTTTGGATCAAGGCTTAACAGTTTATCCGTATTAAAGGAAAAACTATGTCCTAACTTAAAAGACAGCTCACTGGTAAATGAATCAAAGTAATGCTGCAAAGTACCTTGCAAGTATTGAATATTACTTTGTTCACTGTTAGAGTGTGCATTCTCAACCCCTAAACGTTCCGGTGGCAATCCAAAGGCTTTGGCAATCTGCCTTGTAGTCCAGTCGTTAGAATTAACCAGCTTCAATACATCAGTATTCAGTGACAAATTAGAAATATCCATACTGTCATCAAGCACCATTGAATGCAAAGCATTATCACCTGTAGTAGCTTCATCAAGTGCCTTACGAATATTTTCCTTAGCATCTTTCCCCAGCTCTGTCTTGTGGACTTTAACTAAAGTTGTGCCGTGAATACCTTGACTAAAGAAACCAGTCAATAATTTATTACCAGCGGACTGAATTTGCCGTTCATCTTTTAACGCATACAGTGGGCTGATACCAGATACCCCATCTTTCGTAAAATACTTGAAATGCAGTATGCTGTCAGGCGCAATCTGGCGCTTCGTTCGTCCATCAGGCGAATAAGTATAGGTTAAGCGACCACTCACATCATCTTGTTCAACCGTCATTTGATTATTTGGAATGAAAAATAAATCATGCCCTCGAATTTCAGCAAAGCTATTTCCATTCAGCAGCATATTAACTGCCAGTGCATATTTAAAATGATAGCCGTCCATAATGCTGTTTGGTGTATCGTTTACCATCGTATTAAAAATAGGCGTATCACATAAAATTGGGTTTGAAGCAATATCGCTCGCAATAATATTAACTGCTGCGAAAATATCACTATTTCTTAACACAGAGGCACTCACGAAAGTATATGGATCATCACTAGACATTGAAACCAGTGCTTCAGTAAATGGATCATCTGTCCCGCTTGCAGCGTTACTCTTTACAAAAAAACTCATCTATCTCACCTCTCTTTCTTTTCATAATTAATCAAGAAGGCAAGTAGAATTAGTCCAACACCGGCCAACATCAACGCAATAAAAAATCCCAAGCAGCCGCCTACTCCAATAATCAGTAACAGCATACCCAGGACTAATAAAATTGTTTGAATGTAATTAGAAAGAAAATTCTTCACTCGCATAATATTCGTTTGCGTGTTGGTTCGCCTCCTCTTCTTGGTAGCAATCCATTGCGGCAACATAAGCATTCATTAAAGCCGCTACCGGATCAATTCGGTTACTATTTCTAGCTTTATCAATTTGCCAACCGTTGTTATCAACTTTTAGAATTGCATTATTGACCGCATAAGCTAGAATCTTATTGCCATTATGTTTGATGTTGCCAGCATACAACTGTTCTCTAAAATCTCTTGTTGGTATATTCAAAGTCTTAGTACCTTGTCGTACTTCAAACAATGGATAACTGTCTTTTTCAAATTTAGTCAGCAGAGCATCAAAATTATACGGATCATATGCAATCGCCTTGACTGTCCAATTATGTTGGCCAATCATTTCTTGGATATAATGGTAAACTTCATCATAATCAATAATGCCGCTGTCTAAACGTGTAATAGAACACTCACCAGCACGTTCCAAACTGCGGTAGTCAATGCCGTCACGTTTAATCTTGCTATCAAGTCCGTACTTAGTACCTACCCAAGAATGACTGTCACAATAAAAATGACCGTTGCCAGTCGGCACTATCCAACTAACAGCAGTCAAGTCATTGCTTTTTGATAAATCAACACCAATGTAAACATCACGATTATTCAGATCACTTTGAACACCTTTGCCAGCGTTCCAATCGTCAGCAGAAATATAACTATCTTCACTGGCTTGCAGCCACATATTCATATTCTTTACCAGAAAAGGAATTGTATTGTTTTGCTTAATCGCAATATCTAAATCAGCTTGCAGCTTTTCAGTCATTTTCTTTTTAACATGTGGTTCACTGAATAATGGGTTTGCCTTGATCCAATTCTTTTGGTCGTAAACTTCTTCTTTATCGTCCAGCTCCCAGATAGCAATAAAATAGCGGTCAGCTTTAGCTTTACCTTTAAGTACATCTGACAGCATTTCATATTCAGCGTGCATAGGAACATTCAAATTAAGGCCAGACGTTGAAATAACAGCTAATAAAGAATTATCTTCGTTAGCTTGACCAGACTTTAATACGTTATAGACTTTTCTATCTTTAGCTTCATGCCATTCATCTAAAATAACGGTCGTACCAGCAAAACCATCAAGTGTACTGGTATCACTTGCCAATGCTAAAGCCTTACTGCCAGTTTCTAGATCAGCAATTTCTTGTTTCTGTACTTTAATCCGTTGGCGCATGTACTTAGATTGCTTACGGACTTGCCTTAACCCACTAGCCAGCATGTTATAGCCTAATTTGGCTTGTTTCAGCGCATTAGACACAAACAATACTTGTCTATTCATTGCTGGGTTCTTTTCTCTTAGAAGTCCATTAGCAGCCATACCAGACGCTAAATAAGTTTTGCCATTCTTACGGCTCATACTGATAAAAGCACGGTCATATCTGCGGAATCCTGTATCTTTTTCCCGCCAGCCATATAACTCTGATATGATCCATTCTTGAAACGGCTGCATGGTTAGTTTACTGCCATCTGTTTTAGGCAATGACTCAATGAATTTACATGCTCTTTTTGCTTCATCTTCATCATAATAAAACTTAAAGTCATTTGACTTAGAGCGTTCTAAATCACGTTTAAATCGTTCGCAAGCCTGTTTTATTTTATTGCAAGCTGGAACCTTACCAGCCAAAACATCATCAACATATCTTATCATTGCAGCATCGCCTCAAACTTGTCTTGCGGCTGCTTATCCTTTGACTTGTTAAGCTCCATTTTTGCTCTTGACTGAATGGTCATACCCAATTCAACCGCAATAGATTTCATGTCTTTTATTGCCTGCGACATAATATCCACATACGGGTTCTTTTTTCTAGTGCCATTATCAGTTGTAACTACTAGGCCATGTTTTTTAATATCATCACTGCAGGTTTGAATAGTTTGATAAAGCTTGCAGTAACTAGCCAGCAATGACCTGTCTAATTCACTGATAGGTGTTTCTTTTCTTAGCAGCGGTACAATTCTATTCCACTCTGTTAAAGCACGACCAGCCAACCAATCAGGCGCTTTAGCATTTAACTGTGGATATTCAAACAACGCTTGCTGTAAATCTTTGCGCTGTGCTTTTTCCTCGTTGGTTAAATGTTTATCCATGTTATCAAGCAGTTTTATTTTACGCCCCAATGGTCATTACTCCTTTCGTTTTAAATTTGTGCATTAAAAAACCGCTATGCTTTCACAGCAAGGCGGTTACACATATATCCAGAATCCTTATTATACTCTTATTTTAACACTTTTAAGCAAAAAATGCAAACAAGTGTTCGCTTTAGCGATAGGTAACTACTTAATACAAGTATTATTAATTATAATTTATAAGTAGTAGTAATTATTTACTATCTGTTAGAATAACTAACTTTTTGACTAAATAAAGGGATATTCATAAAAACGAAAGTACCTGTGTCGCTCCCTTGGCAAAATTTTATAGCCCCCATCATTGATATATCAACGTTTGTAACGGTTATAAATTTTTTAACACCCTAAAAATAAAAACGAGCTAACTTTTTATTCAGTCAACTCGCTAGTATTTTAATTACTTATTTATAAGCATTATTAAGCACTTATACTTATTTATTAGAGATACCTCCAGTAATTCCCTTACGTTCTCGTTTCTTTTTAGCAATTCTAGTCTTTTTATTATGACAAGCGTAGCATAACGGCTGTAAATTGCTCTCGTCTAATCGTCTTGACCAATCGTCCTTTACTTCATTGATGTGATCCACTACATTAGCTTTACGGATAACACCTTGCTCATAGCACAACCTGCACACTGGATTGTTCTCTAGGAATCTGCGTGACAGCTTACGCCAAGCACTCGACTTATAAAACTGTTGATACTTACTCTCGTCTGAATCATACATTCGCTTATGGTATCTGTACTTGTTAAGTGCCTGCTTATGCTTAGCACAGTAGTGTTCATTAAATGGTACTAACGTTCTACAGCCAGCATGATTGCATTGCTTCATTGGTTTCACTGTCTTGACCTCGCTATCCATCTAACGAGCTTATATGCTCCAACACAGACAGCACCAGCAGCTATCACAACAAAGCCAGCGAATATTGCTAGATACTTGATTACTATTCCTAAGAACCTCCAACCTAGCCATATAAAGAAACCTGCTATCACTATGAATCCTAGTAGTGCCATGCCTATCACACCTTACTATTCTTTTGCAATGTTACCACGTCAAACGCATTAACATCTGAATCACTATTGACTGCTGCCACATCATAAACCACACCGTCTAGCTGCGCCTGTATGCTGTCGTTTACTTTGTCGTTGTGTCTGATAGCAATACTCTTTACTGCCTTTATATCCTCACCTAAGAGTGTGTACTGCTGCGTCATGGTCTGTGTGTAATCACCACACCAGACAGTAAACTCTGGTACAAATTCGGTATCATAATCGCCTGTATTATCATTTTCAACTGTTTTAATAGTACCAAATGCAACACGCCTTTTTAACCTTGATACATCATAATTCTTCATTTATCCCGCTTCCATTTCATTAATCATTCTTTTATAGCCATTTATCAACTTCAATTCGCTAGGGGCTACCTTATTAAGATCTTCAACCATAGTTTTGTAGTTATTGATAATGTCCTGTCTAACGCCATTCGCTATTTCGCAATAGAAGTTATATTCACGGACTGTTTCATCATACTTTTTTTGACACTTTCGATAGACAAAGATATCTTGAATCGGTAGTGCTTTTTTTAGCTTAGTTTTACTTTTAGCCAATATTTGACTAGAACTTTCATCTAATTCATCTATATGCTCTTGAAATTGTTGCCAGCGTTTCTGATCAATGCTAAGCATATTAAGTGTTCGACAAAAATGTCTGGCTAGTTCTTCATCTAGCTTTTGTGTTACTGCCATTTATTCCACCTCATTTGTAAATAATCATTGCACAATATTCTCCAGTTGTTTCATCACCAGTCATTGAAAACTTAATATCAATAACTCTGCTGCCGGATACTTGATGGTTAAGGAAATATGCAATCTGTGTATCTAAGTTACTTGCTGATCCTGCTGAAATTGTTTTTGTTTTAATCATAATATTTTCTCCTATTCTTGTTTAACACCGGTTGTTCAGAGGAGCTAAAGACCCATGTTCTAAATATATAACTCAGCTTTGCTGAGGGGGACCCGCTTGCGGGGTGGGTTTGAACTTAATTCACTCCTTGCGGATCCATATTTTTACATAGCGTCCTAACTCTATTTGCTAACTCATCTGATATTTTTATACCCATATCTCTTACTAACCAACCAAAAAATAAGTTTGTAGTCGGTCCGTATCTCTTTATCAAATCTTTTAATTCTTTATCACTCGCTTTTAACAGTCTGTCATCGCTGCCTCCTGGTTCTTTGTTTTTAGTAGGTTTCCCTTTCAGACTATCCTTTCCTAGTCCTTGTTCTAACTCTGATCCTAACCCTAATTCTGAATCTAGACCTAGTTCTGAACCTAGACCTAGTTCTGGGATTCTTTTTGGTGCCATTTTGTCGTCCTGTTGTCTTCCAGCTTCATTTTTTTGGTGATACCTACAGTTTTCATCAATTACTAGTTGCTTAAATTCGGCTTGATATTGGGTTTTATGATATTTTTTTGCTGGAACATTATTTTGAACATGCCAATCTACTAATACAATTACTTTATCAAAACTTATAACAAAGCCAGCTTCAATTAATTCATTCAAATATTCCTTTTTTGCTCCCATTAATCTTAAGATAGATTTTGGATTAGCTACAAAGCCATCATCATCTGCGTTTACATTGAGGTGTAAATATACAGCTTGCGCTTCAAGAGACAAATCAAGAAAGCTATCCGCTTCGGTAAATACCTTACTTAGCATTCTACGCTGTGCCATATTTAAGCCCCCTTGTCAGAAAACTCTTTTTTTAGCTGGTATGGTTGCCCCTGTCTATCTATCAACAGTGAATGAAAATATTTATATTTTGTAGACTTATATCTATCAGGATTAATTTTGTTATTATTTACCCTCCAATGAGTAAGACAAAAAACGAACCTATCAAATCTAATTAAATAGCCGTTCTTAACTAATTCATCAACAGTTTTAATTGGTATCCCACAATATCTAGCTGTAGATAAGGTTGTGTTTAAAAATCCATCATCATCTGCTGTTACACTTAAATGAAAATAAAGTGCCTGTGCTTCAACTGACAGATTTAAAAAATCACTTGAACTTACAACTTTTTTCGAAAGTGTCCTTTTCTTCATTTTTATGCCTCTTCTCTTGCTCTACGTAGCGTTTTATTAATCATCAATGTCTTTATGCCTGTGCCACTAACTAACGCTTTAACAGCTTGATATTCCATTCCTAATTCAAGTAAAACAGCAATCTTTTGTTTCATAAGACTAACTTTGTTTAACTCAGCAGCCGAAAGGTATTCAGTTGCGGGTGTACTTTTTGGTACGCTCCTCTCATGTTTAATCTGAGTTGCATTCTTACCAAGTGAAGCTCTGTAAGCAAGTTGTTCAAAGTTTACGTAAGCGTGGCTGTCTAAGTCCTCACGTGATTTTATAGCATCGTTTAACGAACTAGTGGTTAGCTTGCCGGCTTCACGTTTAACATTTCGTTCTTGCAGCTCCTTGTCTTTGTCAAAAAACTGTTTCACTAAATTAAATTTGAAATTTACTACTTGGTTCGTGTTATCAAGTAAAGTCACTAAAAAAGTGGCTTGTTCCCTATTTAAGTGATAAATCTTTACTGGACGGCCTCCTTTAGATCCCTTAGGAGGTTTAGCCATTTCAAAAGTAATAACTCCAAATCTTTCAATTTCTTTTTGATGTTTTTTAATCATTTGTTTTACTTCTTTAAGTGTGTTTCCAGAATATTTAGAAACTACTTTGTCTGTTGTAAATGGCTCTGCGTTCACCGACAAATTTCTAACAAATACAAGTTGATTATTCATTTTAATTTCCCCCAATTTTTCACCGAATGTGATAAACTAAAGGAAGATACGTATTGCTATACTCGCAACTTGGATCTCACTTTTACTTTGGTAGGTAAGTGAGGTCTTTTTTTGTATCTTCCTCATATAGTTCAATCCTTTCTAAAAAAACAATAAAACGATATTAATTGTTAATATGGTAGCCATATATATAAAGAACAAATCCCACCAAAATGCTTGGAACCCTGAAACTTCAAAATATTGGTTAAACTTCCTAATCATAATCACATGCTCCTATCTGATAATTTCATGCTTACACTGCCGCCAGCTGTGCTATTTTATTTTTGTTTTGATAGCATAAATTTATCAATCTCGCTTTTTTTGAATCTGTATGAACCACCAATTAAAGCAAATGGAATACTTTCATTCTTTAACCAAGAATTAAATGTACTTACTGAAATATTTAGATAAGTTGCACATTGCTGTTTATCCATATATTCATTAAACTTTGAATCTGAATTTAAAGTACCCAGTGTTTCAGTAACAACTTTAATTACTGATTGTTGAAGCTGTTGTTCAAATTCTTTTGGTAACTCTACATTCATTTGCATTACTTTACCTTCTTTCTATTTTTACTGAATTATATGTTAATTTGACAAAAATACTTGTCAATTAACACAAGTAAAGAATACTGCTAAATATCATTAAATGCAAGCTTAAAATGCTATTTTGACAAAAATACTTGTTAATAATTAATATTAGGGTTAAATTAAGTGTGCGGAGGTAAAATAACTATGATTAGAAATAGATTGAAGGAATTACTAGCTGAAAGAAATTTGCGAATTTCAAGAGTAGCAGCAGATATACCTAATTTATCGAGAAACACAATAACTACGACATCACAAAATGAAGGCAAAATGCTGCAATTAGAAACAATAAATACCCTATGCCAATATTTAAATATTGAACCAAATGATTTTTTTGAATACTTACCATTTGACGTTGAGGCAGTAGTATCAACAGATCACGAAACTGTCTTTGACGGGCTTAAAGACTACAACAAAAACGCATATTCAGTTTCAGCTAAAATTTATCCATTCGACTTTGACTTATATTTATTTAAGAAACGTATAAATGAATCTTCTGGCTCCATAAAGAAAACCTTTGATTTAGTAGTTCGACTAGATCATGAAGTTGAGTTAAGTAGTAAACATCCAAACATAATAAAATTTGAGGTTCTGCTTGGCCATGCAGATGACAAAAAAAGTTATGAAAAGCAGAAAGATGAATTTTATGACTTTTGGAATAAACAGCTTACCCCAGGATTTCAACAATTTGTGAAAAAAGAGATTATGGAACAATGCCATGATACTTTTAGCAAATATGTAAAAAAGCAACTAGATACATTTTTCGAATTCAAATTTAGAAAACTTCAGTTTACATTTACTTTTGAAGATGCTTTTTTAAACAAAGACTTTTCAACTCCTAGGATTAGACTTCAATCTGAAGATTTACCATTTTAACTTTCTAATACATAACACACTTGCCGCCAGCTGTGCGTTATGGAGGAATTACAATGGCTTCAATTCAAAAGTATTCAACTAAAAAGGGTACTAAGTGGTTATATCGTTTATATGTTGGAGTTGATGATCAGACAGGAAAAAAGAAATACGTTGTCAAACGAGGTTTTGAGAACAAAAAAAGCGCCACTCTAGCTTGCGCAAAATTTGAAGTGCAAACCAGTAATGGCGGTATCAAGAAACAAAAGGATATTCTATTTTCAGAGGTATACCAAGAATGGTATTTGAACTATAAGAATACAGTTCGCGAGAGTACCTGGAACCGTACCGCTGGAATGTTTAAAAATCATATTCTCCCCTATTTTGGAGAAAAGCGAATAGCAACTATTACTACACATGAAATACAAGCCGCAGTGAATGACTGGTATGCACATGTGACAGCTAATTATAAACGTTGGTATAACTATACTGTTTCTGTTTTCGATTATGCTATCAAGCAAGAATATGTATCTAGGAACCCAGCTAAAAACATCATTCTACCAAAAAGACACGATGTCGCTGGTGATAAGTTACCTAACTTCTGGTCTAAAGAACAGTTAAATAATTTCTTTAGCTGCATTGATCCTAATAAGAATCTGGATATATTTACTATGTTTCGTGTGCTTGCCTATGTTGGCTGTCGAAGAGGTGAGCTTTTAACCCTAGAATGGAATGATATTGACCTAACTAAACAGACAATACGGATCAATAAAACTCTAACTCAAGGCGAAGGTGGTAAACAGATTGTACAAGCTCCTAAAACACGTAATAGCCGCAGAACGGTACCGATAGATAGTAAGACTAATTACTGGCTTAGACGTTGGAAAATGGAACAAAGACGCTTATATTTAATTTTAGGTTTTAACACTAACCAGCCACATCAATTAGTATTTGCTAACACTAAAAACGGTTATCATTCACTTAATACACCAGCAAAACGTCTCAAAAAGATTATACGTGATAATAACTTGAAGCCACCTATTACCATTCATGGCTTTAGGCATTCACATATATCTGCCCTATTATCTGCTGGTGTTCCTGTTACAGCCGTTCAGTTACGAGTTGGTCACGCCAGCCCAGAAGTTACTTTATCAGTATACAGTCACATTACCGCCAAACAAAGTAGAAATGCAGCTGAGAAGTTGGAAAACTACCTTGAAAACTAAAAGGAGAACCAAAAAGAGAACTATAACAATTTTATAAGTCGTTATAAACGCTATAAACTCTGGTATAACAAGGTTCCATGTGAAACAGTTACGTTTCCCCTGGCCACCGCCACCCATCAGAGGTTTACTAACCAGTAATCATTAGGCATCAGAAATGCCTTGGTTACTGGTTTTTTTGTACTTTAAATTAAATTTGTATTGCACATAGTGTCATTAATAATCAAAAAAAGTTAGCCAAAAGGTAAGCCAAAAAATAACTTGCGTGGGGCAGTGGTTGTTGATCAAAAAAATAGTTACTTCGAGATCTCATAATTACTAAAATAATGTAGAAGTAGTTTATAAATCTAGTAGGTATGATAACTATGAACTAAATAAAAATAATTTTACTAATGTAACTAATACATACTTAATACAATAAATACTTATTCCAGCTATTTGTTAATTAAATTATCCTCACCAGCAAGCTCATTCAATACTCCATCTTTATTTCTTGTTTAACTAGTTATTCTGATTATGAATCCATTTATCGACCTTGCGATTAACCAGTTCTTCTATCTCCTCGTTAGATGCCCCAAGCTTCACAATTAACGCGTACGTAACCAGTAAAACATCGACTAACTCTTCCTTTACGTTGGTTTGATCCAGCTTCTTATACTTATTTCCTGAAGCACCTTTACTAGATAGATACGCTTGAGATGCTTCACCAAGTTCTTCAATCAACTTCATAAATTGCTCTTCTGGGCTCTTCGGCTCTGTTTCAGCTGTCCTTCTGATTTTATCAATCATTTGTTCCATGATACCCAACTCCTAACTCTCTTAATTATCAAATTGCCAGCATATTCAAACAGCGATTTTATAATTGGTTAAATTTCTGTCAAAATTACGGGACGCTTAATATATTTTAAAAAAAGCAGCAGATTGCTCGGTGAAATAGCAATTCCTTCTCTTCCATTTTGTAAAGCAATTAATACCAGTCCGCTGCTTAAGATTCTAGAATCAAAGATTACTTTGAGCGGCATCTTTGTTTCCTCTACCAACACTAGGGGTGTAATTTCCCTAAAAGTCACATCAAAAAACCGTTTTCTTTGTTTCTGATTGCAAGGCACAAGTTTTTTGTTTTGATACAGCCAGTTCGTTTCTGCAGAGAAACGTAATATATATTTCTGAGTTCCCTTTTCCAAAAAAAGAGCACTTTTTAAGTTTGGGCCTATAAGGGCGCTTTTTTCATCTGAGGAAACATCTTGAATGGCATATTCCATCTTAATTTTTTTAAAAATATTTAAAGCTTCTTTATCAACGTAATTCTCCAT